TTCGCTCAATCTGCCTGCATTTTCCCACCATTTTAAAATTCTATTCATATTATGTGTTTTTGAAGGTCTTTTAGAAACAAATACTCCCGTAGCAGAAGCACTAGCAGTAGCGGCGGCATTCAAAGTAACATGGGTGGAATCGGGTTTTGCTATAATATAATTATATGCCCCCACTGTTGCTGAAACTCCTAATGTAGTATTAGGTTTAATATAATCTCCTATTTGAAATACGCTAGAATCAGCAACGGTTAAAGAAGTAGAACTAGCAGAAGTGCAAGCCTGTGATATTTCTTGTATAATAGGGTTATTAGTGTAACTAGTAGCATTATATTTAAACGCTATTGGTAGTAATATATTAGCGGCATTAGTATTAGAAATTAATTCAGAATAGTAGTTATTCCAATCCGAATCAGTATGGGAACTAAATCCTCCACTTGTTTTATCATAAACAACGCTTTTAGATAAATTGATTTCTTCTCCTGTAAATAAATAAGTAGAAGCATCACCTACTCCAGTAAGTTGTCCTCTTTGAACAATATCGGTTGCCTTTATTATATAGACTGAACCTGTTGGATAAGCAGGAGTATTTGAAGTTAATCTAGTCTTAATAGGATTTATAATTGTAACATCATTAGTGGATATATTAGAAACCTTACCAATTACTTCATATTTAAGAGTATCTACTAATAAATCTCCTACAACACAAGAAGGAGTAGCATTAAATGTGGCCACCTCGCTAGACCATGAAGTAATGCTTCCATTGGCTAAAACTAAATCAAACCCATAATTATAATAATCTCCTTTAAGGGTTTTCTCTAAGTCTTGTCTTTCTTCAGGATTTATAGGATTCCACATTATATCATAAACACATTCAGTTAATCTCATCAGCCCGAATCTAGTTAATGAAGATAAAGTTTTATTACATTCTATAATATGATTGTTTTTATAAGAAGTATCTAAATAAGTTAATCTACTTGTTCCTCCTGTAACTGATTCTTTAGATTGAGAAGAATCACTATTTTTCATATTATCCATAGTAATTAAATTATAATCAGTAATGGTTGAATCTAAAGTAGCATTTAATAAACTATCTCTTCTAGAAGAAGAATATATGCATTTATCAGAATTAACAAATAAAAATAATCTAGCAGCATTTGGGGAAACTTGATAAAAAGTTCCTTTAGAAGAAACTGTGGGTAAAACCATAGTATCAAATTGCTCTCCTATTTCATAAGGATAAGTAATAGAATGGAATGAATACAATATACTTCCAGCAGCAATATTAGGGAATAGTTTTCTATCAAAATAATTTGAACCAGTAATAGGAATAGTTCCTCTTTGCTCAATTGGCCAAAAGGAATTAGGTGAAACCCCTGTCTTATTTACAGTGTAATAATTACTGGTAGTTGGATTTTTCCTTGACTTATAAGCAGTAGCATAATATTTTAATAGTGGAGAAGTTCCATAAATCATATCATTATTTTCAGGTCTTTTGACTACTCCACCAATCAGTGTTTTATGAAAATCATGCCCTGTTCCTATATTACCTTTTTCTAAACTAATTAATCTAAAAAAAGAAGAACCAAAGGTTTCAGCGTATGATTTTTGATTAGCATTATTATATAGTTCATAATCAAATAAAGTATTATTTGGCCCTAATAAACTAATAAGATTCCCTCCATGTAAATGAGAACCATTAATAAAGTGTAAATCATGTTGTATTTTATCAGCAAGAACATAAATATCTTTATCATCTGCCCAAATATCACTATCTATACTTCTTTCTAAATAAATAGTAAATTCCGTTCCACTTGCTGATTTTGATAAAAACCTTCCTATAAAAGTTTTTGTTCCTGAGTTATCTACATATATAGGGTCGCCAAAACTAAGTGCATAAATGGCGGTTTTTTGAGCATTAGTGGGGGCATTATCCTCCCCGTCATCATCTATTATTACCTGTATAGAAGTATAAGTGCTTTGAACTTTACTTCTACCTAAACTAGTAAAAGAAGTTTCATCATTAATATTAGAATAATTGGTATTACTTCTTCCTAATGTTAATGGGAGATAAGGGGCTAATTTAACAATAGAATTACTACTATCTTTTTTTACAGAAATAACAGTAAAATCCATAAGAGTATTAACTATATCATCAGTATATCCATTAAGGTTGGCTTGGAATACAGAATCGGAAAGAACATTAGTTATAGAATCAATATTAAACCCAATAGCCGCCGAATTAGAGTCTTGACTAAGCCCCACTAATGAATCTCCTTCTACTAAAGCAGCAAAAGCCCCTGTTAATTTATTTCCTCCTTTAAAATAAATGCCCTTATCACTTGCACCATTTAAATCAGTAGTGCTATCAATATGAGGATTAGAAGAAAGAGCCTTAGAAAATATATACTCTTTATTAGTTTCTTTGAATATCTTAGTTCCTGCATTTCCTCTTACTTTAGGGTAATCTGTTAAAGTAATAGTTGTTCCTGTGCTTGCTGAGGCCACTTCGCCAATAAATCCCCATTCAGTCCATAATCTATCATTTGCTGCTAGAGTTTGACTACCACTTAAAGAAATAGAAGTAGAATTAAATTCAATTGTTCCAGTGACAGAACTAGTAAATAAAGATAAAGCGTTATATGGGCTTTTACTACTATAAATCATATCTTCGGAATATCTAGTATCTTTATTAGTTATAGGGTCAAGTAATTTAGAGAAAGTATTTCTTCCTTGAATTGTCATATAAGGTATGTTGTGTTCAATAGTTCTATTTATTTTTTCTATTTTTCCTGTAAATACTTCGTATAATAAAGTATAGTCTCCTATACAATATTGAAGACCTATTGCCGTTGTTTGTTCATGTCCATAGCCTCTAATATTACTATCAAAAGTTAAATATAGTAATTTATATTTGCTAGTTACATTAACAGCATCAACCGTAGGTGGGGCAATTAAAGAAACTTCTAATGACTTAAATGCTTTGGAATGAAGAATAAGTTTCATTTTATTATATCTATTATCATCAAAATCTAAGTCTGTCAATAGGCTATTATCTTGAGTATTAAATGCCCTTCTATATACTTTTGTTCCTGCCACTAAAGTATCAATATCAAAGGTATTAGTATAAATTGATTCTGTTTCTAGCCTACTATAATCTGTTAAAACTAATGTATCAGTAGAAACTATGCCATCCACTTCTACTAATCTATTTCCTATTTTAATTTCATCATTAACATTTACATAAGCCCCTATATGTAACGGTAGGCCGCTATTGGTAGTATCTAGGCTGTATCTATTAGATGAAACAAATGCGTTTATTTCAGCAATTTCTTTCCAATCACTAAAAGAACCCTTTCCTAAATTTTGCCGAACTACATATTTATCATTTAAATTTATTTTCTTACTAAAGATTTTGCTTGTATCTAGTATCTTTGATTCCGAATACCCTGCTTTTCCATAAGCAGATTCTTCTATAAATGATGAGACAACAGTAGGTAATAAGTTGGCTTTTGAAGGAGAAAGAGTATAATGTAAATATCTAGTATAACCTGTTTGTGCGCCTAAATCATCAACATCAGCATATGAATCAGTAGCACTTCTTCTTGCATTAATCATTATTTGGTCGTAGTCTTCATCATCTCCTGACGCAACAGTTAAAGTGAATCCTTCATTAGAAGTATTTGAATCGGGGTCATCTCTTTCTTTTAAATTATCTTTAGTAGTAATATGATAAGAGAACTTGCTATAATCAATTACTTTATTTCTATAAGAATCAACCGTTGAAAAGACTATTTTAGCGTCAGGATTATTTAAAGATATAGTGCTACCACTACTAGCGTCATCCATTTTAACTAAGTATTTAGTATTATGATTTAATTCATTATTCTTATCTAATTTATCATTATAAAAATACCATAAAGGATTAGCACAAACTAAATCATTATGTGTTGCGCCGACTAAACCCGTAGTTATAGCAACAATATTAGTATTGGTGGTTATATTACTTTTAAAAACCATAAACTTAACGCCTTTGTTTATTTGATTTCCTAATGCTGGTTCAAACTCAAATTTATCTCCATCAGTATCAGCCCCAGTAATGTTTGTGATTTTAGCCAAGTGATGTAAATTAGCATCATCGGAATGCAATAATACAAAAAAATCATCATCTAAGTTAATAGTTGCTAAGTTTAAACCTGTGGCAGTTTCAGCATCATAGCATCTAATACTAAAACCATCAGTAATTCCTAAATTAGAATATTCAGTCATTAATCCGGCACTTCCAATTGGTTCACTAATAGTAGTGCCATCTGTGCCGTCTTCGCATACTACTCCAAAAACTCTTGTTCCGCTTAAATCAGTGGTAAAAAAAGGATTAGTAGGACTATTAAAATTATCATTAGCACTACTGTTATGTAAAGTGCTTAAGCCTCCTACGCTTATATCAGGCATTATTGGTCTTCCTCCTCAAATCTTAAATAAAGCAAGGCTTCGCTATATGCTGGAACTAAAGTATTTAATTGAAATTTAGATTTAGTTTGTTGTTGAAGACACATTTCATGCATTTCACCCATAAACTGTTTTGCAGTAGTGGCGTAATATGCAGCATTACTAGTATTGGTTGTGGCTCGCCCAATAAGAAAATCCGACCTATTAAAAACAAAAACAGGAGAATCACTTGCTCTAAGCCCTGTTCCTACTTTTTCTCCGTTATAATAAATAGTAGTTGATTTATTGTTTTCATTATAACTTACTGCTATATGGTGAGTATCATGCACATATTTAGGTTCTTTATACGAATGAACATATAATCTTGTAAATTGGGCTAATGGATAAGAGGGAAGGTCAGCCACTAAAGTAGGGTTATTTCCTGAAAGGCTAGCAACAAAACCAATAGAAGTATAATCAAAACCATCTCTAGTAAATAATTCAGTTCCTGCTGGATAATATGCCGCACCTGTTACTCCGCCATTAACGCCAACTACAATAGTTCTGCCACTAGGAACAGCCGCCAAAGCCTGTCCTATATCATCAAAAACCCTAAAGCCATCTTCATTAAATCCACTATAACTTTGTTGGTAGTAAGTATTTCCTAAAATTTCCATTCTCTCTTTAGAAGCAGTAATAACAGTAGAACTATTTATATTAACCGTTGAAGAATCATAATAAGATACTTTAATTTTATATTCAGCAGGGCTATTAGCAATAGGATTCAAAGTATTATTAGAAGTAGTATTAACTAAACTTATAGAGAACTTAGAATTATAAAATAACATC